CATTGAGGCCAATTTCGTCGACTACGACGACGAGCATCCCAATCGATAGTCTGGTTGATAATAATATCGACACGATATTCGTGAAAATAACGGATTTGTATTCACAGGAGGATTATACGATTATTTACCACACCCTTATTAAAATCCAAGCCGATCCGCAGTATTATATGAACTACATTGAGGGGCTGAATAAAATCCTAGAACCGGTGAATATTCGCATCAAAAAATGGATTGATGACAATATTGTGTTTTAGAAATGACAAATCAAATGATTATTATTATTATTATCTTTTACGACTACGATATGATGTGCGTTTGTGTTTGTTACGACTATAATAATATCGTCGTATTTTATATTTCTTTTGTGTATGCCGACGTTTTTTTCCTCCATGCCCAAACGGCACAAGTGAAGCAGCAGCCGAAACTGTATCTGTACGTTCAACCGAATCAGCCGCGTATCCAAAAGCACTACCTTTGGTTCGCGTAACTAATTGACATGGAATTAACATAGGTTCTAAAAAAGCAGATATTGTATCTAATACATTATTTAATTCAGCAATATATGAGGGTTGTTTTGTTGTAAGTTCGGTTAAAAATAATTTATAATCTAACTTAAAATCCATTAAGAATTTATCTAGATTTTCAAATGCGGCTTCATTATGAAAAACGCGGCTCATAATGTCTGAACACTGAAACCCTTCTGTCCCATATTTGCATTTTTTTGTCATACTGTCAATAAACGCAATAAATATAAGTGATTCATATATATATTTGCGTTTTTCTACTTTATCCAATTTTGAAAATTTGAATTTATCTTTTGGGAATTGTAATAATAATTTTTTATAATATTTTTCAAATACTTCTAGTAAAGATGATTTTTCTTCAATATTATCGATATTGAAAAAATGTTCAAGTTCATCATCATAATCCTGACCCTCCCATAAGTTACTACAATATTCCTCTAATTCATATTTAGAACGTGAATCATCAAAACGATATATTCGTCCATAATCAACTGCTTTAGAATTAGTACCATCTGTCATTCCATTCCCAGAATGAAGATCGTATGAGGCAGAAACGGTTTTTAATAGTAACATTAATATAACAGCCGCCATTTTGTATGAAATACTACGTTGTATATCTGGATTGGGATTATTTCTAAAAAAATTAGATAATGTATCGAATCCTTCCAGAAAATCCATAAATGCGATATGAATATTGTAACGGTTTGTTGTAGCACTATTTATAATCCAGTCAATAACTCTTTGGGTTTTATCATCAAATCTTTCGGGTGATTTCGTTTTAATCGCAGTTACATATATACTAAAGTCGTGTGGTGTAAGAACACATGCGGCAATTCCATCTGGCATAATATCGCTTGCGTTTTCTCCACATAATAATTGTTTGTGTATTCGCATTTGTTCTTCTAGCTCTTTATTTGCCTCCTTTACAGTAGTTACTACTTTTCTTATCTTTCTAGTGCTGGTTTCATCCCATTCTACACGAGTAACTGTACTATTACTCGGTGTTGTAACAAGTGATATTTTAATACAAACGTGCGCGTGTTCTTTACCTACATCTACGAAACGTGGTCTATCAGCTCTAGTTTCGGGGGTAAGTAATGAGCCATCTTGATGATATATCTGACTTCGTATTTTAATATTACCGTCAGGAATTAAGCTACATTTTAGTATCATCGAACATAGAGAACCAGATGATACAACTTTCAATGATTTCGAATTTCGTAGAATTAACCGTGAAATATCTCTATCGTTGTCTGTTGAAACCCAAGTTTGATCATTTTGTGAGAAAACTGTTAATGTGCTAGTTTTTGTTCCACCATTTTGACGATTACGCATACCATTTTTTATTTTTGGCATTATCTTTTATGTATATATAATGATTTGATAATTTATTTACACATTATTGTAAAGTTCATTACAACATTTTACCATAATCACTCCATCTCCAACTTCACCCAACACTGTTTATATGTCGCGTTAGTTAGTTCGCCTTTTATTCTTCGAGAGAATTCTGGAAATGATATCTTGATTTTCGTGTCCTCTCCGGTTTTGACGAATTGATTGAGCTCTTTGTATAACTCGCGAATTGCTGGATAAGAAATATTCATCTGTAACTCGGTAAGTTTATTGATGATGGGTCTTACCTGTTCGCGGCGTTCTTCAATAGTGCGTTCTGTCGCCTGCGGGGTTGTTGTCTCACCCGCACACCCCCCTTGCGCCGCCGCCGCCGCCGACACCGATTGTTTCTTCTTTAAGTTTCGTTTCCAGTGTTTGCCTTTACCATAACGTGTATTATCGGCAGGAGTATCGGACGCGGTGTTTATCTCTGTTCCCGTATCGGAAGTATCGGGCTTTGTGGCAGGATCACTAGCATCGATATGAATATCGACTAGATCTTCCGGTATCAATATCGATTCTTGTCGTAATTTATCTTCAAATGATCTGGGTTCATGAAGGGGCGGTGATGGTGTAAGCATCGGTAGCAATAACGGTGATGAACTTGCGTCTTTAATATCAGCGCCGATACCATCTAGATGTGCGGATGTAGCACTTACATCCATTGAAATCGTAGTTCCCATTTATTACAATATGATACAATAAACTGGATTTTTTATACCCATTTTATTGTATTACACAGACGCCTAAAATACCACGTCAAACTCATCATTATACATTTTATCGCTCTTCTTGATTCCGATGATATCACGAAAGGTCTTGCTCCGCATAAGCGGTACATTCGTGCGTATCTTCAGGTTCAGGTGCGGATTCGTGAGAACTTGGACAAGGATTTCGCGGAAATTCGCATATTGCCGGTTTTGAATAGCGTAGTAGGTATAAAAATTCATAAACGAGCTCTCGCGTACATGTTCATCTCTCGTGATATCGCTCACGTCGTCATATACATGCCGATGATACTTATTCAACGCGTCTTCACATACCGCAATCCCAGTAACATCCGCCAGATTTTCCGAGAGCGAGAGATTTCCATCAATGACAAATCCATCCTTCCGAGAGATTTCTTCATATTGACGACGTATTGCCGCAATCTTGCGTTCATATGTCGCGGTGTCGTCCTTGCTCCACCAGTTTTTAATCACGCCTTTATGATTATAAATCCGTGAATTTACATGGAGTGCGTGAGAGATTTCATGACCAAAGGTAAACCCGACCGACGCAAGGTCGTATTCATAACCGCGCCCAAACTGAACATTCATACTATGCATGTATGCTGTCGGAATATAAATACTGTTAGAATTGGGTGTATAATACGCATTTACGACGAAGGATTGATACCCCACGAGTTTCATCGTCCCCCAGTTCATAATATCGATGTCCTCCGCTGATAATCTCTCGTTGCCGGTCGCACTGGACGAGGACGACGACGACGAATGATGCTTCGCGATATACTCCGTTCTTTGGATACTACGTTTCAATAAATTGCCCCACGCATCTTTCGGGTCGTAGTCGAGGTTTGTAGGGTCGGGTGCCGAGAGATTGGCCTCACCAATACGGAGTTTTAACGTGTTGAGTTTCTTAAGCGCACCCTTCTTCGTATATGCCGACATCCATGTATTCCTTTCGATACGGTCTTTGTAACAATCGAGCATCGTGTTGCCAATCTCTCGAACCTTTGTAATCATTTCTTCGTTTTTGTGTGTTTTTGTGAATTCCTGTGTCATCGTCTTCGGGAACGCATACGCCAGTCCAAGAATCGGAAAATATTCTCTCGGAAAGTGCGTATCCTTGCCGCGAATAAGCGTGTCATTGAAATCGAGGTAAATCTCTCGCCACTTGTCATGAAAGCATATGAGTTGTCGCAAATAAATGAAATACCAGTAACTCTTCCACCTGTCCGACGCCCATTCCTTTTTAAGTAGCGTCATCACTGTATTGAGATACCCGACTTGGTTGGTGATGAAATAGGGCGGCGCGCCGTCGCCGTATCCAATCCATTTGGAAATCTCTCGCCAATCCAAACCAGTAAGACACATCGCATCTTGGGTGAGGATGCGTGTTGCGCCGCGAATATTATTTTTATAATGTGGCATTTTCATGCGCTGTTCTGTAGATGCGTCGAGTTCCGCATCGGCGGCGGTGCCTGTATCACAATGACAATCACAATTCCGATGTTTCATCTTTTTTATAGGAACGCCTGAGAGATGCGGCGGCTTGTCTCGTTTATTCGCCGACTGGTATATATCCGCATAACTGTCATCAAACCGCGGGTCAATGACATTCATACATGAAAGTAACGCGCATTCGATATCATATACATCTTGAACTTTGATATTATGTGTGGTTTCGTAATCTCGGCCAAGGCATTTCGTGAATACATCCCCGACAAAACGCAGAAATGCGTTCGTGATACGTTTCTTGTATTTCATGTATTCGATGGTTTTCGTCTCGGGGCCGCCGCCATCGCCGCTGTCCTCGCCCTCACCCTTGCCCTTGCCGCCGCCGCCGCCGATTTGCTCTTCCTCGCGAATAACAGTAGTATCGCTTGTATTCAATCGCACACTTCGCATTTGTTTTTCAATAATCGAATCGTTCAAATAAAACCGATAGTCATACAGCGACAATGACGGCGATCCCACCCGCGCGGATAATTTACCTGAAGTGTATTCATCGGGATATACACTCCATACAACCGGCAGCGCCCATTTTATCATTTCATTTTGATTCATTACACCAAGAAACTTATAGAGGTTGTTTTCTCTCGAGAGTTCATTATACAACTTACAAAATTCGGAGATGTGCCCAAGGATCGGCTCGGGGTGTAGATCGCGAAAAGATGCCGCGATATTTTTCATTTGTTGAGAAATTGGATGCTTGCGATTGTCTCGCGTGTATTCACGTACCATCGTAAGCACATTTCGGTACATTTCATCCTGTATTAATTTAAAATTGTCTAAAGGGCGTATATACTTCAATTCTCTCGGAAGGGTCTTCGGCACTTCGTTCATCCATTTCTGATTCGCCCATAAATAAAAGTTATTTGCTCGGAGTGTGTCGTGGTCTTTTGTATTTCGGCGGGTATGTTTATCACGAGGGGGATGTCGGCGTATTCTAGAACGACGGGTTTTTGTATGTTTTCCCGCCATTTGCTTATATATACGCGAGAATAAACTTCCGCGGTCCGTCGATTCATCACGACTTGACGTTAGCACTTCAGATGAGGCCGCTTCACCGCCCGATTGTATAGGTTACAATCCGGTTTGAATATCTTGCTCTTGATGAAGTAAGGCGCGCCCATCGAATCTCCATGGTATTGACCGGCATTCCCCGCGGCAACACCATACGCCGACTTGAATGAAGCACCGTTCTTTGTAATTGTATCGAGCTTCAATCTCTCGAGACGCGTCCCAGCAGAGACAGCGCCTTGAACACCGTATTTCGCATTACTCGGTTTATGGATGACGGTTGTGCGACATTTGGCGCGGTCGGCTGCGTCTGGATAGATTCTCTCGGCATTGCCACAGTTTGTTGAATAATATACCTGCGAGCCAGTCTTGGAGTCGCTGGGATTGGCGGGCGTTCCATCGGGAAGGACGTACTGGTTGGCGGTACCCGACATCTTCGAAAAGGTCTGCTGCTGCTGATACGTGCGGCATCTCGCCTGAAGATAGGACGCAGTATTGGTATGATACGCCCGACTCACATTTGTATTTCCGCTGCGGATGATACGTTTTTTCGGATTGAACGAGAGATTCTTCGTTTCGTAAATACCGGTGTTGATTTGATATGACCCCGGCTGTCCCGGAACGCCCACCTGTTTATAACCCGGATTCTGTATAATTTGATCGGGCATACATTCGCGGATAAAGGGGCGGTGGATATCTTCCGTGAGATAGTTTTGCTTTGACGCCACACGAGTGTCACAGCCGCACGCCGTCCCTCTAAAAACGATACCGCCGGGACGGTCGATGAACCCGATAGTGGGACGAGATTTGTTCGTGGAAGACGGCATCAAGCTTTTACGCCAGTGCTTAATTGGTCTCGGCTTGAAACTGGAACGTTTGATGACGTTCTTGGTTTGGGGGAATTCACAACATTTGGTGTCGCGGCCGAAATCATTCGACGGATTTCCTGCTGTGGATGGGCCGTTCTCGGCTGGACGGGTGAAACCGGGAAACACACTTCGCGTCGTCGATTGTTTGGTAGAACGAATCGCGACCCTCATCGTTCTAAAATTAAGAGGCCATGAAACAAAATTCTTGCTCATTTTATGTATTCGTATATATCAGGTAGATAGTTTAATTTAGATAATATAATGTTGGAATATATTCAGTTTTATACGAAAAATCTCTCGAACTTCGCGATATTACTTCTGATTGGCGTAAGCATCGCTATATTAGACATTACTTTACGTAATGTAATACGTGGTGTATATCTAAATGTTAGAGAGAATATGAAAATTCGGCATGGCGGAGGGGGGCGCGAAGGTATGGAAAATACGAAGGACGCGAAGGACGCGAAAGGCGCGAAGGACGCGAAGGACGCGACCGGTAGTAAAGAAGAAGACGACGAAAGTTGCCCTAAGGATTGTACGGCAGTTGAAGCATTACGAACAAAGCTAAAAGGGTTGATTGAAAACGCAGCTAAACTTCAAAAGGATATTCAAGAAAATAATGAAACTATTAAAAAGCAACACAAGACCATTGAAAACATGCAGAAAAGTATCCAGAAATTGATTGAAAAATCAAAGTAGCGTCGGAGCGTCGGAGCGTCGGAGCGTCGGAGCGTCAGATCGACGGAATAAAATAATAATGAAATGTAAAGGATACAGCGCTCCGTATGATACATCATAACGCATTTGAACATATGGATATCGATAACGAAATCGATTTATTTAGGTCAAACGTTTCGCAATTTGTTAATGATACGACCACCCACCCTATTGTGAAATATAAGGCATTTATCTTCGCATTCTTGCTTATTGTTGTGGGGTTGTTGATATTATTATTGTTTAATCACGAGAAGATACTCGGCCATGAATTCTGGCGACATTTATTTGTTCCTGTATCCGAATTGAGAGATAAATATCGAGGAACGGCGGCGGTATATGACGGCGATGATGCCGATGTCTTTGGGTATGATTATACCTACCGTAATACAGATGCCGCTATCTTCCGAGAAGCGATTGAAGGCATGACGACGACTACGACGACGACGAAAGATGGAAAAGCAACCACCAAATCAGGTGAATTTGTAAGCGCCGACACGGAAAGTGCGGAAAAGAAAAAGAAAACACCATGCGCGACAGATTGTAGTGAGTATGTCGAACTAAAAGGTAAAATAAACGATCTCTCGAAATACGTGAATGCGGTGAAGGACCAGAAAGCCGATATTATACAAACATCGGATAAATTACAAGCATTAGGAAAACAGATCGAGAACTTGAATAAGTCACTTTCACCAGGTGGGCAGGTGAAAATAACCATGTAACGCATGCCGCGCCCAGATATACGCAATAATAATTTAATCTAATGAGTAAGTAGTAGTAGTAATAGTAATAGTAGTAGTATTATGTCATCATTAGTCGGTGAATCATATGACTACTGGAAAAGTATCAAACAACCCTCAGAGATGGGAATGTCGCCTGGGTTTTCTCTCGACGCACTAGCCACTAATGTCGACGGTTTGCTTTCGTATGTCGAAGTTCTCATTTCAGGAACAGGCAACGCAAGTGTAACCGGAAAACCATTAGGCAACAAATTCTTCTTACAGACAACCGGTAAGTGTAGTGAAACCTCTATTCAAAAATGGAGGAAAGAGCGCGAAGATGATGAGGCGTGGGATAAGGCATATGAAGAAGTTGAGAACCGATTAGGCTCGAAAAAAATTACTGAAGATGAAGCCACAAAACTGAAAAACGCACTGAACGAACAAAAGAAACAGAGGGATGAATCCCGCGAAAAAGAAAAGAAGGTGGTTGATCGCTGGATTTACGTGAATAATATTCCGGATGGGTCGATTCCATTTATCGCGAGTGGCGCGGATGGACGCACATTTAATGATCTTCGAGGTCTTATTCCAGGCGCACTCGGGAATTTAGGTGCGCTTAGTCCCGTTCAGTTATTCAATGGATTTACCGCAGGTACTTATCCGCCATGTTCCGAAATAACACTAGAGACGGTGAATAATGATAACGTGAAAAGTAGCGAAACGCATCATGTTGCGTTGGTGGAAATGGTGGAAATGAATCCGTGTATGTTTCCAGGACGTGTAAATCCCGCATCGGGCAAACCGTGTAGAAATAGAGAAGGGTTTGACGGCATGCCCGCGACGGCGACGGCGACCGAGCCTTCATCCCCTATAAAAGAAAAAACGCCAGATATATATAATCAACAGTATTCGCTTGTATCTGAAAACGGCGAATCGATTGGAATATACGAAATGGGAAGTTTAGCCGGTTCTTCTGGAGTCGCGTATCAAACATCGCAGCGAAGCCCTTTAAGTTATAATATTGACCTTCAAAAATCGTCGCCGATGACGGAATTATCGTTTGGTAAATTCGGGCGCGGCGATGTAGAAGAAGATGCGACGATGAATGCGAGAGAAGTGATTCATAGACATAATGTGAATGCGTCGTCATTTTATAATAAGCAGGTTGTAGCCACGTCAGAGGCGTCGGATGGTGAGAGAAATCGCGGTGATGGAGATTTATCGTATTATGATGAACTTATACAACAATTGTCAAAATTATTTGACGGCCACACAGCAGATGGAAGCGGGGAAGACCTCTCGGATATTCGCGGAGATATGCTGTCGCAGGTTTATTATTATGGCATAACTGCTGTACTGTTGTATCTTCTTTATAGAGTTTTGTATGTAAAACGAAAGTAATCATTATGAATACACGAGAAGTATTCATAATGGGTCATTACACGACGACGACTACGACGACGACGACGTTATCACTGTGCCAAAGCACGTAACGTTTGGTGTCGGTTGCGGCGTTTATGATGGCGGTGGGTCTTGGCCTTCTTATTTGTAGATTGTATATAATGATTACGACCGCCGTTAAATGACGCTGGTGGCGCTGGCTGTTCCGACTGCGCTGGCATCGGTGGCGTCGCTGGCGTCGGTGTCGTCGCTGTCGAGATTTCATTTACAGGTATTTCTGGTATTGTGGAAGTTGAAATATCCTTATCACCAAATTCGGATGCTGATTCGGATGCTGAGTCTGATTCTGAACCTGAAATACTTTCAGCGTCGGGTGAGGGTGCGGGTGCGGGTGCGGGAGCGGCCATGACTTCAGGTGCGGGAGCGGCCATGACTTCAGGTGCGGGAGCGGCCATGACTTCCGGTGCGGGAGCGGCCATGACTTCAGGTGCGGGCGCCGCCATGACTTCAGGTGCGGGCGCCGCCATGACTTCAGGAGCAGGAGCAGGAGCAGGAGCAGGCGCGGACGGGACTTCCGTTTCAGAGCCAGCGCTATATCCTAACTTTTCTATTGGTAATCCATTCTTCTTAGAATACTTTATAAGATATGTTTTTAATTCAGATAGAGCTAATTCCGCCGCTTCAGTTGCCGAGAATACTGTTGCTAGGTCACTAACATCTTTACTTGCTTTTTCGCTTTTTTCTTTTTCCAATTCCAACTTCAAATCTTCATGATCCTTTTTTAATTTGTTATATGTTTCGCTAAGAGTAGTCATCTTTTGAACAATCATTTTAAATTCATCGGCTTCACTTGCCTCGCTTGCTTCGCTTTCCTCGCTTGCCTCGCTTGCCTCGCTTGCCTCGCTTGCCTCGCTTGCTTCGCTTTCCTCGCTTGCCTCGCTTGCCTCGCTTGCCTCGCTTGCTTCGCTCGCCTCACTCGCACCGTCGTCGTTCGCCTCATCGGCTTCTGGTTCTTTTTTGTCACCAGTAAAAAAGCTCGCTATTTTGTTAGTTATTGATTCTTCCTTGTCACTAGCAGCCTGTTCAGGTTCCGGAGCAGGAGCAGGAGCAGGAGCAGGAGCAGGAACAGGAGGAACCTGATCGGGGGTTTCGGCTTTATTAAAACCAATTGTTTCCTTAAGTGTATCAAATATTCCCTTATCGGTACTAGCCGGTTCAGCCGCAGGCACCACAGGTTCGGCCGCAGGTACCGCAGGCACCACCGAGTCATCGGCCGTTTTTTTCTCTTCTCCCGCCGGTTTTAAAAAATCAAACATCGCACCCCCTTTCTGTTTCGCATATTGTTGCGTTATTTTAGATATACTGGCCATCCTAGATTTATACGCTTCTAATATATCATAATATAATTTTGTATCATAATTCACTAAGTGATACAAAATAACGTCATTCGACTGGTAAGGTAAAGGTTTCAAAACTTGATGCGCTTGTGAAGTTCAAGAGCAACGAGACCACCGGCAATCTGCGCAAGAATGTAAGGAACAACGTCCGACATGGGAATCTTGCCAGCTGCGGCCATCATCACTGTAACCGCAGAGTTAAAGTGACCGCCGGAAATGTGACCGCCGAGCATAATGGCGATGGCCAAGGCAGCACCGATGGCAATTGCGTTGCCAGTGGCGATAATGACATAGAGGAAGAAAACGGTTCCGAGGAACTCAACTAAATACTTGTTCAACATTATTGCGCGTGTTATACAATAATTTGATAAAAAAAGATTGTCCCTAAATAATTACTTTAGGACTATTATCTATATAATACATATCAGTAGTATGTCAATTGAAAAAACAATAGAAAGTATAAATTATACAAATTGGTATAGTAAATTTGTTAAAAGTGGAACTGCCCTTGGTGTATCTACTACGGGAACAGACCCAAATGTCCAGCTTCGTATTGTGAATGGAGAAACATCAAATTCCGGAAGTGTATCGTACCCCGACTTTTTAATCAATCCAGAGCTTACATCTTTTGACTTTAATATGGAGGTGTATTGGACACCCACCGCATTAACCGGCGGCGACAATTATCAAATCACGTTTGGAAGCACGATGCGGTTGAGTATATTGTTCAATTTTTGGGACGGTTATGTCAATAATGGATTGTCCGGTGCTGGAGTGTATATATTAAACTCAAGCAACGCCGCTGTATTTAAAAGCACGACATCGCCTGGGCCTAAAGGTCCGGGCTCCGACCAATGGTATCCGGTTCGTGTTCTATACAACAAGAACGCGGCGAATACATGGACCGTAATCATAAACGGAACGACTGTTTTGACGTATAGTGACCCGAATGCTCAAACATGGCAACAAGTTTCCAACAATAAAGGAGTTACTGTTTCAGCAGTATCTGGTGGCGGATTAAAGATGCAATTCTCTATCCGTAGATTAGGGTTGGCGTTCAAGGCGATGATGCCGATTCTCACCGAAAAGACCTCGGCGATGCCACAGAAATTCTACCCATCAGCCGATGATTCTACATTCGCTGCCAACCGCGCTACTTATGCGCGGACATTATACCCCCGAATTACGAATACTGCCACGGCTGCTCAAATAACAAAACAAAAGTTGGTATATAATCGACACGATGCGTCGTCGCGTATGGAACGCCTCAAATTACAAGCGATCGGGCAAAGTTCTATGCGATTAAAAGAAACCGAAACATTACAGTTCAAGGCACCTAATGTAAATGATGTCCGTGAGGCGCTTTCGCGTTCTCGCTCGCAAGGGTATGCGGTTCCTCCTAAATGTCAGAACCGCTGATTGATCGATCGATTGATCGATTGATTGATCGAAGTATATGATAATATCACTATTATTATCATATTCGTATCCGTATTACCGGCGAATAGCACGAATCGCTGATTGGGCGGCATTATTCGCGCCACCAAACCCCGCGTCGTTGTAGTTACGATTCACCGCCATCTGCTTGCGAAACCGCGTGTAATCAGACCCATCGTAGACGAATTTGGTATTACAGGTAGCAGAAGGAACACCGGTGCCGTCGGATTGAATATGAACACCGCCAGCTAAACCGCGCCAACCTGAAGCAATACTTTGTTTCACGCTAGTCACTTGGTTTGAGCCGCCGGAAGTGTAATACTGACGCGACAGGTAATCGCCAGCATTATTCACAACACGAAAGGGGGTAGCCGCTGGCGCGCGGCCGCCGTATTTCTCACTTGCGGCCGCACCGTTCCACGCCTTACGAAGCGTAAAACGCATTGTTTCTAATTCCGAGCTCCCTTTCATGGTTCCATTTGAAACGGGATTGGGGGAAATGCCTTTAAGACCACCTCCTAAAGTATAATTCATTCGGTTTGTTGTTTGTATATAATATCGATATAATATTGGGGGATATATTATTATATTTCATCTTCTGGCTGGAAAACGGTTGTCAAGCACACGATTCACTCCCCATGTAGCAGCACCGCCGATAACACCACCAGCGACAGCCTTACCCACAAACGCGGCACCAGCAATAACAATAGGCGCAATCTTTGCGTCGGGGTCGGCGGCAAACGACAACGAATTCATTCGGGATTTGGGTAATGTTTGTGATATAGATAACAGATAAAAAATAGTTTATATATTATTGCCTCTGCTCTCTGCGCATGAAAGCACAGGGTTGGAGTGGAATCGCGGAGCCGAGTGAAACGAGACGCAGCGATGGAACGACCACAAAGCTGGAACGACAACTAGGTCATAATCCTCGGCGCCACATTCATCGTCGCCAGTTCTTGAAACAGCAACTTACACGCATACGGTATCTGGACCAGCGCAAAATCCGAACGATTGTCGCACGTTTTACAGAAATGAATACTCCGTTCAGTATTATAGGACGCGATAATTCCACATTTTCGGCATACATGTACTTCGTATTTATCCGAGCAGTCATACATTCGCCCCTTCGTAAATCGCGAAGCACCATGCCCTACCATCGCATCGCGCTCCATCTCGCCAAAACGCAATCCACCATCACGACTACGACCTTCCGCGGGTTGGTGTGTGAAATTCACCATCGGGCCAATCGAACGGCTGTGTTGTTTGTCGGCCACCATATGTTTCAATCTCTGGTAAAACACCGGACCGATGAAGATATCTGACTTGATTTGCTCGCCCGTCAGTCCATTGTATAGCAGTTCATTGCCATTCATTTCGAAACCCACCTTCAGAAGTTCCTTGCTAATATCCTTAATGTCATATTCACCGAACGAGGTCCCGTCGCCAAACAACCCTAAATTCACGAGAACCTTTCCCAGCAAGGTCTCCTTTAATTGCCCAATCGTCATACGCGACGGAATCGCATGTGGATTGATGATAATGTCTGGACGGATTCCTTCTTTCGTGAAAGGCATGTCTCGTTCCGGAATAATATTACCGATTGTGCCTTTCTGTCCCATACGACTCGAAACCTTGTCGCCGATCACTGGCTTGCGAAATGCGCGGACGCGGACTTTACAGAAACAATACCCTTCGCCGTTACTGTCGATATAACTCTTGTCGACATAGCATTCCTCTGACGTGTGATAGACGCGGCTGATGTCTTCGTATTTCACGATTTTGGTGGGGTCGTTGCGGTTGTCCTTGATTGGGATCACCTTTCCCATAATGATATCCCGATTTTCGATGAAGGTATTCGCTGGCATCACACCGCGCTGGTTCAGTTTGTCGTAATTTCCGAACTTCATTCCCTTCGTCTTGGATGCGTCGGGGTGGCATCGGACTTCCTCGTCGCCGTTGATTTTCTTGTCCTCGTCCTTCTCAGTGTGGTAAATCGTGGCGGAGAACATTCCGCGGTCAATCGCGCCCTGATTCACGAGAACGGAGTCTTCCTGATTGTAGCCAGTGTATGACATGATTGCGACGATGAGGGGTGCGCCAGAGGGGATTTCTGCGAGTTGAATCATCTGCATCAGACGAGTATCCACGAGGGGGCGGTGTGGGTATGTCAGGACATACGCAGTCTTGTCCATACGGCGCTGGTAATTCGTGACGTAGATACCGATGGCTTGCTTGCCCATGGCGCAATTTGAACTCGCGAATCCATCACCTGCGATAAACGAGTGGTTTTCGCTGGCAACTTCAATATCGGAGACCAGACGGTTTGATACAGGAACGATACTCTGAATGGGGACGAAGTTGACGCATAGGGCGACGTCGTTGAACACCCCCACCCGCAATTCTTGGTCATCCATCATTTCTTTGACGGTCTTCCATCCTTCATTGGTTGAAAAGCGGTGGTCTTCCGTTGCGATGATTTCGCGTCCAGATATGGTGGTGATCTTATAGACTGGATGCGTGTTTTCTTGGATGAAATGATTAACAACCTTCGTTCTAGATACTTCAAATGAGGTCGGATGATATGTCATTACTTCGTCTCCTACTTTGACATCTCTGATCGCAACACGACTACCATCACTCATCAAGACAGTTTCGTTAATATCCAGACACTGATACGTGTTCCTCGGTGCCTGATTATGCTCTGGAAACGGGATACATGACGCCAAAACCCCGAATATCGTACTCGGGTGTATCTCGCAATGCGAATACTTGTAAATATAGGGTGTGGTTTTATCCGTCTCGTTGCGGTATAGATGATGTGGGCGCATCGCAATCATACTGAACGCCTGCTCGTCTGGGTCGATATATTCGATAACGCCATGGGCGTGGGCGTTGGCGTCGGCGTCTTCCTCCACGGCACTCATATGCGTCAGTAAGTCATCCCAGCCTATCTCGCGCGCCTCAATGCGTTTGATGATATCGCGTGTGATGAAGAGATCATTTGTCGCCTGATTCACTAGTAACAGAGGCCGCATCAACCTCCCAGCATCATTACATATCCGGATTTCCGCATTTGGGTAGTCAAACACAATCGATGTGTATATATTGATAATGCCGCGCATTTTCTTCAGCTTGAATTCATCATACAAACGCAAAGGGTCGCGCGTAATCCCAACCCAGTTGCCATTTACGAACACTTTCACTTGGCGATACGTATCGCGCGGTTTCAGGGTCTCGAGTCGCTCAATATATTCATCAATATACGCATGAAGCGACGCGGGATTGCTGTGTATTGTCACGTGACTGAGATAACTGATGTTTTTCACGACACCGATACTGCCACCTTCCGGTGTTTCTGCTGGGCAAAGAAACCCCCATGACGTATTATGTAACTTACGTGGCGGGATAAGTTTGCCGCTCTTGTCAATCGGAGTATTCAAACGGCGCAAATGACTCAAGCTGGATGAATATGTAAGACGGTTCAACACTTGAGCAACACCGACCTTGGTACTCGTCATGCTCTTGATACCGAAATCACCCGTCGATAATGCGCGCTTCAACCCGTTCTCAATCGTCGTAGATTTGATGATTTTGTACATATTCGTGTCATTGATGATACTCAAATAGTCCTCAGTAGAGCGCCATGAACCCGTATTGATTTCACGAACCACCTGCTTCGACATATCCTTGACAAGTTTGTTGAAATAATTCCGAAAGAGGTTGTTGAGAAGAGCGCCGGTGAGATCCACGCGTTTGTTCAAATACGAGTCGCGGTCGTCTTGCTTGTTGATTTCAAAGAATGCGCATAGCAATTTATGCGCCATATGACCCAGTAAGAATTTCCTTTGCTGGTCGGTGTGGCAGTGTGGAAATAGGTCATTGTGAAGAACTTCATGCGCAAACTCGCGCTTTTTTATCGCGCCACTTTCTTTGTCCATATTGATTGGCGTGAAGATGACTTGTGATGTGAAGTATCGGACTGCGTCTTCTTGTGTCATAATTCCATTCGCGTCAATAATCGATGCTTGAAGTGCTTCCAAGAGTTTTGCGCTGATTTTTCCGGCGTCATCGGCGTCGCCACTGCCACTGCCGCTGCCGTCAATATTATACACAATGTATTCGCAAATTTCACGGTCGGATAAAACGCCAAGTGCGCGAAATACGACGAATAATGGGAGAGGCTGCTTCATTCGCGGGATTTGAATCACGAGTGGATGGCCGAACCCGTTTTGTTTTGTCACCACCATCATGTTGATTTGTTTCGGGGAAATACACTTTGAATCGGGGATCGACTTGATTTCGGCAACATACCGCCATTTGTTGTTGTTTTTCGATACATTATAGCACAATACCTTATTCTCCGCTGCGCGCTCCTGTCCAAGGACGGTTTTTTCACTGCCGTTGATGATGAAATACCCGCCGGCGTCATAGGGGCATTCACCGGTGATGTTGTGGTCCAAGTGCTTATGCTGTGTCAATACACAGATACACGATTTCAACATGATTGGCATTTTCCCGATTTGAATTTTGGGGAAGACTTTGTGATGCGTTGTGACTTGTTGTTCGCTGTCTGTTCCGGAACCGCGGACAATGTACTTGACATTCATATCCACCGTCATCATAGATGCGTATGTGAAATTACGCAATCGCGCTTCTTGTGGAAAGAGGATTTTGGTTGCGCCGGTATTTTCGTGGATCTGCGGTCTAGACAAATACAAATTTGTGAATGTGACTTCGATCTCCAGTCGGTGTTTGCGCGTTGTTTTGTCATAGTCTTGGTCGGATGCGATTTTCACCGGATTGAACATATCCACCGTTCGCTTCAACTGAACATTCACCATATCATTATATGACTCGATTTGATGGCGCACGAGCTGCTCCAGATGTTTTCCTTCGAAATAAGACCCGATAATCGTCCATGGTTCTTCGATATAGGATCCAATTCGACTGTGGATTTTGTCCTTCAGATCACGTTCCAGTTCCAGTTCCAGTTCCGGTTCATTGATATACCTTGGATTCAAGGTCTCATAGGTTGCCACCGTTTCTTCTCCGTCGTTATTGTTATTGCTGCTGCTGCTGCTGTTAGTCCCGCTGTGTATAGCGTCGGCTGTATTATCCTTGATTGCTGCGGTTGCTGCCGCGACTTCTTTATTGGCAACCAACTTCGATTTGAGAACAAGTTTTGGCATGTTTGAATAACAATAACGAATTGAATTGACCCTGATTGTTGTATATCGGGGTAAACTATATTACATCTTCAATTTATTTTATGTTGTTTTCGAATGATATTACGACAAACAGATATAAACCGTTCTTCATTATTCTATTACCCGCACAGACGACACGTTCAATCACGCTGCGTCTGATATTATGTCCAGAATAAATGACAACAACAACAACAACAACAACAACAACAACAATAACAATGGCAATCGACCGCCTCCACGAAGAAAACGCAGATGGTATTGTAATCCAGCCGCAGGAGCAGGAGCAGGATCAGCCGATAAGAAACAAAAAACAGAAACACCGTTTGACCGTGAAAGGGAGCGAATCGAGAATGAAAAACAGGTATTGAAGATGGAACAACAATTACATGAGTATTTTCACAAATCAAAAACACCGTATTCGTATATCGATGATAAAGGTATTTATAACTTCGAGCCTACACCGGCACCAGCACCGGCACCGGCAGCGGTTAAACCTCCCCTACAAACAACCGCCAATCCATTTATGAATATGACGTTTACTCCTTTTGTTCCATCAAACACGTTGTCTTTATTTTCGAATGGTCCGGTTC